GATGGTGAAATCTGCCAGGAGCTGCAACCGCTCCTCTGCTGATTTGTCTATACCAGTCACGATCTGGATATTTCTCGGAGTGCTGAGATCAAAGCTCGTAATATCATTCGAGATAGTACGTGCAGACCCACCACTGTCATCCACCGCGATACTCATTCCTATACCTGATTCTTTAGCCATCGATAGCCTCCTTCAGCTTCCTCAAATGCGCATCTGAGTCCCCAACGAAAGCATCCCCATCGGGATACCAGATCGCACTGCGACCTGTTTCAAACCGACCTATGTCAAACACCATGTCCTGTGCGTAATGCTTCTTGAAGCAATCCTGCCCAGCAGGGAAGGTGAACTCCCACAGGTCGTTGTCGATTTTGTCTTCGATATACCAGCGATTCGTACCGCCATTGCGTACCCACTGCACCGTGTCACTTTGAGATGATCCAGACAGCACGACTTTCCAACCGAACTTCTTGTTCGCGCATTCAGCCTGATCGCAACTGACCTGCACGACTGAGCCACGTACTGGCTTCGCCCTGAAAGCGACTCTCTGTTGATTAGTAGGAGACACGATCTGTTGCCTCTCCTCTGCGGAATGACACCGCGTAGTTCACTGGGTTGAATGTCCCTGTAGTTGTTACCCTGACGTATCGCTCTACCGTTCCACTGACCGTCACGCGCTCTGTTCCTATATCAGTCACCTGAGTAAACGCCACCAATGTTCCCCAATCGGAGCCATTGGCAGAGTCCTGGACGGTTGCGGTGAAGTTTGATCCTGTGAACGCAGTGACGTGCAGGATCGCCTCAGCTCCTGCAGACGTCTGTGCGCCCTGATCCAGAGTCGCGGTGCTTGCTCCACTTGTGTCGGTATCAAGTCCAGCAGTCAGCATGACACCCCATACTGGAAGTGTCGCGTAGGTGTCCATTGTGATATCGAATGTGAGCATTCCATCTGCTGCCCTCGTGGGGTCGTAGTTGATCCCCTGTGCCTGCAACATGCCTGCAACCGAGCCTACTGACTGACCCAATGCCCACGTGATTGGTGTGCCTGAATTAGGCACACGCAACGCCAGGTGCTGCGCACCTGTTGCATCATTGAAGAATGTGTTGAATGCGAGTGATCCGCTCACCAGTCCCTGCAATCTATCCATAGCACTGAGATCAATGCCTGTGACATCAAGCGTCTGTACTGGCGTAGACCACGATGATATGGCTGAGACATCACCACTGATGTCGCTCGATCCTATAAAGAATTTCTGTGCCAACCCTGCGCTTTTAGCCATATCTGCCTCCTATGCTGCCTGTGTTGCTGAATCGTCAACGATCAGCGGTATCACGAGATCGACTATGCGAAACATCGTGTTGTTGATTGATACATATCCCCACGTTGCGGTGACTGGCGTGCCATACGTGCCACCCACGTCGATTGCTCGCACCGTTTCTCCAAGGTCAAATTCACCGATCAGGTTGGAGCTGACTTGTGAAACAGCCAGTGCCATCTCTGCCTCTACTGCGCCTGCATCATCACCCTGCCCAAATGCAGCCCTTCGATAGAGCCTAACCGTGGCCGTGTGCAGTTCAGTTGTATTGCTCAAGGTCAGTTCAACCACGCTTGCACTGTTCATGTAGATAGCAACGAACAGTTTGTCCACAGCCTCTGGTGGACTTGTTGGTTCGCCAACCTGAACCTGTGCTGCGTAGCCAGTCCTGGCAACGTGCGAGGCAATGGCATCCAATGTGCTTTTGATATTAAAAGCCATTACATATTCAACTTTCTGACCGCAAGGAATATGTACTTCTCTGCGATTTTTTTGCTCAATCTCGCCACGTGCTGCCCAGCGCGACGGAAGGATGCGTGACCCTTGAATCGTGACGCTGCGTTGCGTGAGCTGATGCCCTCAAGCCAAGCGCCATAGACGACACCACCGTCGGATATGACTGCGGTCATACCTTGTGTGCGACTTGATACATTCCTTCGATAATTGCCTGTAGATTCTCCTGAGATGTACACGCCTGCTGGTGCTGGACGCAGTGTCTCCATGAGGAATGACTCGCCCTCTTCTACCATCTCGCGCAAAGCACCAGATGCTGCATCACGCAGTGCCTTTGGCGCACGTGCATCGAACAAAGACCCAGATAGCTCGACTTTGACGGTAGCGTTCATATCGCGCCCTCTCTTGGTCGCATGTACTGGGAGCTGACGCGCTCCTGTAGGTTGGCAAGCTGCCGACCTGTCATCTCGACCGCGCCCTCGCCCGATCCGATGGTTCGACCATAGGCTGCTGCCTCCTGCGTAAACGCTGCTATGGACATGCCTATGCACAACTCTTTGATCGGTGCTGGTGGACTGTATGCCGAGACTGCTGTTGAATTTGCGTGTGTGGCTGCCGTCGTTCCATTGACGCCCCTTGTGACCGTTAAAGTGCGGAATATATGCACGGCTGTATTGTTGGTATGCGCTGCAAGTGTCGTGCCATTGAAGGCTCGTTCGACTGTCAATGCAGTAGTGCCTGAGACACGCACGAACATCTGCTCTGAATCAACCAGGATCACCTCGCCAGCTACAATGCCATGACCAGAATCGACGGTCACGTTCTCTGACTTGTCGGCTGTCAGCACACCATCGGTGAGTATCGAGTTCAACGCTGCGCTGGTTTTCTCAGTGACGAAGAGCTGCTCGCTTTCTATCAATAAGGTATGACCAACATTGATGCCCGATGTCAGGCTGCCATTCGAGCAAACCATCGAGGTTGCTGCTGCATCAGATGCAAGGCCGCTGGTGACTGTTCCCAGTGAAATCGTGTCGTTTGAATAACCCCATGAACCAAGGACACTGATACTTCGCTGTGCGGTATCACCTGCGTCAAACGATGCACTGCTGCTCTCGTCAATTTCGATCCGCGTATACGGTGGAGCATGGTTCGCTGGCTCAAGAAAATAATCAGAACTTGCGATGGTAGTAGGTGAGGAGTCCTGTGCCTTGGATTGCAACGTGGTCACTGAGATAAGGTCAGCATCAAGGTACAGTATGTCGCCTGCGCCATGATGACTCGGCCATCGGAATGTTCTCGTCTGTGTCCTGGGTATAAACCAGCGATGCGTCATGTTGTCGATATCACGACTCGACGCCTCGATCAGGCGATCTATTGCTTCATCGTTCTCATTGCCGTTCGAGCGTACTGCACGCTTGACGGACTCTCGTGTTGCATACCAGTTAGGCATTGCCCGACTCCCTTGCTTTCTAGGTTGGCTGCTACGATCTATTCAGTTTTCAGCCCCATCTGTAGTTCCCCATTGGGCAGTTCCTTGCACCGTCTGGGCGAACATCCAGCTTGTATCCGTCTATAGGGCAGGAGGATGGAGGCTCGGTACTGTCGATCCTCCGATCCTCATCTGCCCTCTTTTTAATATCCAGTAGCTGCTGCCACGACATCAGACACCCTCTGTGTAGTAGAGCTTGATGACGACGACAGCCGAGTTGACGTTGTTGTTGGTTATGTTGAGCGTCAACGTATCTGTCCCTGCGTACACAGGATGCGCACCATTCGATTGGATGATCGCAACCTCTGTGTTTGCTGTGTCCCTGTTTGCACCGACGCCAAGCAGAAGGTCTGCGCCACCAGAATCAGTCACGGTGATGTCGTAGTTGTCCTGTGGCGCAGTGTCTCCAGATGGATCAGTGATTATCTGTAGCAATCGACCACCCTTGGCATTGCTTGGAATACCTGTCAATGCCGTTGCAGGGTATGAGCCATCACTCGAATCTGCCGTGCAGGTCAAAGTGACCACTTTTACTGGGTCAACTACTGTTGTTACTGCCTGTGTTACTTCGCCTGCCATTAGTCACCGCCTTCGGCTTCTGCCTCTTCTGCGACTTCCTCTACAGGAGCTTCTTCTGCCTCGGCTTCCGCTTCTTCGGCTGGCTCTTCGGCTGCCTCTTCAGCAGCGTCAGCAACTTCTTGCACAACTTCTTCATCAGCCACTTCCTCTTCCGCAGGCTCCTCTGCTGCGACAGCATTGCCAGCAGCTTCCGCCCTGACACGCGCCATCTCTGCTAAGGCTCCTGGCTTTCCTTCATCCCATGATTTAAGTACTGTTGCCATGATTAAGCCTCCAAGTTGACCTGACAAAATGTCAGTTTCTTCAGGGTCATTACGTTCGCTACTGCCTCGCCTGTGAGGAATTCAAGGCTGAGTCTCAGCTCCTCATCGTCAGGCACATTCGTCGTAGCGGTTTGCGTGCTTGCGTAAGCACCGTCAACGTATGAGTAGAGCGCGGAGTTTGCACCATCCCACACGAATTCGAGGTCGATGTCCGTACCATCAGTCATCGTTCCAACGTCCTCTGTTTTGGTTTC